GCGTGTGTGTCCCCCCTTTCGACCCACCCGAATAAGAAAACCCCCACCCCCGCCGCGTGCGGGGCTTTCCTGTAAGGAGATGTAATGTGCTGCAGAATTTTCTAGCGGGTTTCGGTGGTGTGGGTGGCGCGTGCGCCCTCATCACGCTGCTGCTTAAAGTCTGGCCGGGCGCTTTGGAAGCGTTGGCGACCGGCCTGTATTCGCACGTGCAGCCGGAACGGTTGCCCTACGATTCGCCGCTCTCGCAGCATTTCGCCAAAACCAGAATGCTTGGAGAGCGCACCGAGAAATTCGACGAGCGCATGGACGAACTCTGCCGCGACACGATCAAAAACACGCTGATCTCACTGATCTACGGCGACAAGGACACCGACCACAGCGAGGCCGTTCGATATGAACTCGACAAACTCGAAAAACTCGACGCGCAATGCTGGATAGTCGCTGCAGCCAAAAAATACTTGGAGGACCGGCAGTGACGGCCAGCATGCTCGCTTTGACGTCCGCTGCCGCAGTGTTCGTCGTGCTGCTGCTTGCGGTGGCGTGGCTGTTGTGGCGTGGCCATGACGTGCCGGTATGGCTCACCTGTGTTACGACGCTGCTTTTGGCCGCGTTCGTGCTCGTCTGCGTCGTTCTGCTCATGCTGCCGCTCCTGCGACTGCTGGAGATGGCCGTCATGATATGGGCGCTCGCAGTGGCGTAAAACCATCAAAAAAGGAGGAAAAAATATGAAATCATGGGAGAATCTGGAAGCGGACGAGGATCTCATCCTCTCCACCCACATGACCAAGGGACGCCAGGGATGCAAGATCGACAAGATCGTCGTGCATCATAATGGCGGCAACCTGACCGGCAAGGGCTGCTACGACGTGTGGCAGACCCGTGAGGCTTCCGCGCACTATCAGACGGCGGCGGACGGCAGAATCACGCAGCTCGTCTGGGACACCGATACGGCATGGCATTCGGGCGACTGGAACGCGAATCTCACGTCCATCGGCGTGGAGCATGCGGACATCTCGGCCGACCCGTGGATGATCTCCGAAGCGACCTTGGATAATGGCGCGCATCTGGTGGCCGCGCTCTGCAAGCATTACGGCCTCGGACGCCCTCAGTGGGGCGTCAACGTGTTCCCGCACAGTCATTTCTCCTCGACCGCCTGCCCCGCATCCATCGCCGGAAGCCAGAACGCGGACTACATGGCTCGCGCCCAGGCATGGTATGACAGGATGACCGGCGCTACGGCGCCGACGCCCACCGTCCAGCCGACGCAGTCCGCCACGGCATCGTCCGCCGCAAACGTGCTGCAGGGCACGTATCGTGTGGCCGTGGACGGGCTCAACGTGCGCGACCGTCCGAGTGTTTCCGGCAATGTGGTCGCCACCTATTCCAACGGCCAGACCGTCAATCTGGACCATTGGGGCACGGTCGCGGACGGCTACATCTGGGGCCGCTACGTGGCTTACAGCGGAGCCGTGCGCTACATCGCGCTGGCTCCCGCGGACAAGTCAAACTGGTATCTCGTCAAAGACTGAAAGGAGAGGTATTAATGGCAGAACATGCAGCATCATCCACTTTGGAGACAACCATCGCCAATCTCACCGACGAGCGCGAGGACGGCACCGACAACGTGCAGTCCGACAGCGCGTACACGCCAGTATTCTCGAAGCAGGTGCGTACCGTCGTCTACGTGTTGGGCCTGATCGCTTCGTGCGTCGGCCTTGGCTTCATGACGTTCGGTGATGCGGCTGTCGGCGGTTACATCTCGACCGTGGCCGGCTTCATCGCCAGCGGTCTTGGCGTCGCCTACAACCCGCTGCGCAACGCCTGACCGTGATTACTTTTCGGGTGTGAGACTCAACATCGGGTGTGGAAAAATTTGCGGCACTGTAGTGTTCGTGGAATTTTTTACACCCGTTTTTTAACATGTGCCCCTCTCTCAGCTGATGCTGGGGGAGGGGGTTTTTCTGCGTTTCAGGTAGAATCTTCGTATGCTCAGAATCGATGAACGTGAACTCAAGGCGAAACTCAACGAGCATAAAAGCTTGATCGGACGGGGCTCGGTTGGTGACGGAATCGGCAATCTCGTCGCCGGAGTGTTCTATATACTTACCGTCCGGACGACTTCTGGACTGCGGCAGTCGACACAATGGACTCTTTATGGCCTAGGCGCTATCATCATTGTTATCGGCGTGGCCGCGTTGTTCTCCAAAAGACTCAGTGCCGCGAAGCTCTACAAGGAAATCGAGACGATGAACAGACGGCCCAGCTCTCTTATCGCTGTCAAGGATGGCGGGAAACTGTCCAACAGGTATCTAACCTACTATGACGAGCCTTGGGGATGCTGGTTTCTGCCGAATCACAGTTCGCGCGACTCGTATTCAGAGGACAAGGCCAGAATGTCTGAATACCTTTCCACTGAATTCAAGATACCGGAAGACGATTTCACCCTTGGTTTTCTTGGGACCACTACGAGCGCGAAATGGTCCACGGAGCATAATGAGGAACGCACTTATGATTACCGGCTGTATACGGCGACGGTGTCCGTCCTTCCCGCGGATTGGCGGTTGGATGGCGAGTTCATCGTCGGTTCGAAGCGTTGCCGTTGGATGACTTTGGATGATATGCGGAACGACCCGAAGATTTACGAGATCAACTCCGATGTCATTCAGATGCTCGGCGATCGCATCTGATTTGATTGGATGGTTTTAGGGTCTTCGCCTGGAATGTTTTCTGGGTGAAGACCCTTTTCGTTACTCTGTTTTGTTTTTGCGTGGCCTTCCTCCGCCGACACCGCGGCCGGGGCGTTGTGTGTTCCATTGGTCGATGGTGTCGGGGAGCCAGCCGCGTGTGCGGCCTATTAGGGCGTCCGGTTGGGGGAGCTTGTAGGCGCTGACGGCGGCGGTGCTGATGCCGAGACGTCTGGCCACGTCGGTGACGCTCAGGTATTCGATGGGCATGTCAGTCCTTCCTTCCGGCGCTGAGCGCGAAGACGGCGCTGACGATGGCGCATCCGGCGGTGAGCGCGAACGGCCAGCCGAACCATGCGCTGGCGGCGGTTCCGAGCGCGAACACCGCGCTGACTATCGATTCCGTTCTCATGATGTCCCATGGCATAATCGGAGATATGGGGTTCCGGCCCCTACGACTGGCCGGAACCCTTGCTCACTTTTTCTTCTTCGGTTTCCGTCTCATCTCCTTGATGAGTCCGGTCACTGCTTTGATGAGGGCCGCGATGCTCGCGGCGAGAAGCGAGATGCTGGTGATTATCTCCGATGGTGTCATGTTCACCTCCTTTCCTTGATATAAACTATATTAGCATAGTAAATAAAGTATTGCAAGCCGAAACACAAAAAAACAGAGAAAAAATCAACGGATTGATAGACTTGATGCCACGCAAACGAAGGGGCGAGCATGGCCTACACAATCCGCCAATACACGACGAAAAGCGGCAAACGCTACGAAGTCAGATACCGCAAGCCGGACGGAACGCCGACCGGAAAAAGAGGATTCCGCCGCAAGATGGACGCGGAAGCGTGGGGAGACCAGCATGTCAACGCCGCCAAAAGGGACGGCAGCTTCGTAGACCAGTCAGCTGGCCGCGCCCTCGTCGGCGAGATCTTCCAGGAATGGATGGACTCACGACGTCCAATCCTCAAACCAAACACCATTCGCACCGACGAAATCACTTGGAAGACGCACGTGGAACCGGAATACGCGGCACGGCAGATAGGCTCCATTACACACAGGGAATTACAGGCCTTTATCAGCGGCAAGGCCGAGACGTTGGCTCCGAGCACGGTGCTCAAGATCGTCGGCGTGCTCAAGGGCGTCTGCGATCTCGCCGTCAAAAACAGGCTCATCGCCAAGGCTCCGACCGACGAACTCGCGCTGCCCAGGCGTGAGGGCAGGAGACTGCACCGGTATCTGACCATTGAGCAACTGCTGGCCGTCGCGGATGAAGCCGGCAGGGCGCGTATCCAGCCGACCGACCGTAAGGCGCTCGTGCTGGTGCTTGGCCTGTGCGGCCTGCGTTGGGGCGAGATGTGCGGCCTGAAGGTGGAGGACGTTGACTATGGACGACATCGAATCCACGTGCGGCGCAACATCACGAGAATCGGCAGCGAATGGTCGGAGACCTCGCCGAAGTCGCATGAGATGCGTGACGTGCCCATGCCATCCATAGTCGGCGAGGCGCTGCTTCCCGTGCTGGCCGGCAAGGGGCCGTCCGATTGGGTTTTCCGTGACCATCTTGGCCGTCCTCCACGCAACCAGTCTGCTGCTGGGGCAGGGAAGAACCGCACATGGTTCATCAGCGCGTGCAGGAGGGCGGGCGTGGAGCCTCTGCCGCCGCATGACCTTCGGCATACGGCCGCATCCATCGCGGTGCATGCCGGCGCGAACATCAAGGCGCTGCAGCGCATGCTTGGCCATAAGAGCGCGGCCATGACTTTGGACGTCTACGCCGACCTCTTTGATTCCGACCTGGATGACGTGGCTCGTACCATCGACGCCGCCGTGCAGGTCGCTTCGCGGGATGTGGGCAAAATGTGGGCACATGATGATGAGGTGCATGTGCGGAGTGTTTGAATCGTTGGAATCTCAAGGATTCCGGGAAGTGGGCGATAAGGGACTCGAACCCTTTGCGCTCGGTTTTTCATATCGTTGTTATTCTGCCATTTTCCCAGTGTTTCCAACGGTTCCGGCATGGTTCGCATATCACTACAAATCACTGCAATTCACTGCAATTACCGGAAAAGTGTGGGCAAAATGTGGGCACGGATGGGCACGACTCACCAGATCATTGGTAGTCCGAGGCATTGGCGCGCCCACCGTTCCACCGCACGGTTCTCCTCATCGTCGCCAAGCAGGAGGAGGAAGCCCGCGTTCTTGCCGAGCGAAGCGGGTTCCAGCTTCTTGATCACACCACGCTCCTGTAGGAACAGCCAAGCGTTGCTGATGTTCGTCTTGACTGTGTTCTCGCGCTTCTTCATCTCCTTATCGGCATTCTCGCCCATGGACTGCTCCGGCGTGAGCAGAATCATTCCGAATGCGTCGGCGATGGCACGCCAGCCGAGCGTGTAGTAGCGGCATGGCGCGTTGACCTTGCGCAGCTTCTCAGGTGGCTGGTTGCGTTCGCGGTCCCAGTCGTAGGTCATGGAGCACATGAAGGAGATTGCGAGTTGCGCAGTGGTATAGCAGGTCAGGTTGTCTCCGCGCTTCTTGGCGAGTCGTCCGGTACGGTTTAGGTCGTAAAGGGCTTGCGTGTTCTGGTATCCCATGTCTTCCATGTCTTTCCTTCCATGCTTTGCCTTAGAATGGTGCATGGAAAATCTAGCCGGTTTTCCGTCGCCCCGATTTGCTCTGGTCAGCGTCGGGGCTTTTTCGTTTATAACTGCATTGTAATTGCACTCGAAAGTAAAAGTCAAATTGCACAGCGAGTAAAATTGCAAAAGAGAAAGTAAAGACGTTTGGTGCAATTGCGATTGCACATATATAAGACTCTACAAGTTTTAACATTCTTTTTATAAGGCAGCAATATAAAAAGCCCCACAAATGTGGGGCAAATGGAAGAGAGCGTCACTGCTTGGTGAACGTGCCGCAATTCTGGAGCTTGAACTGCTGCCCATCGCTCACCGTCACCTGCGGATAGCCACCGCCAGGAATATCATTCTGCACGATGTCATCGCCTACGGAGATCTCCCAGTAACAGCGGTCCGTCACGGAATTGTTTGCGCGATACGTTCCGGCGTCGATGTCCTTGCCGACCTGCCACACGCCATCGGAGGCGCTGGTCCTCTTGGCGTTGTCGACCTGACCGGTCAACGATTCGATTTGCGCCTGCAGATTGTCCCGCGTGGCCTCCATCTTCTTTATGTCGGCCTTCATGCCGTCAGCCTTGTCTATCGTCTCCGAGGCGGTATCGTAATCGTCCGACAGTGAGTTGTATTCGTCCACAAGCTTGTTGTAGTCGTCTATCAGCTTCGAATAGTCGGCATTGTCGGCTTCGATCGTCTCGGCGGCTTCCTTGACCGCGGCGGAATGCACGCTGGCGGCATAGGTGGCCGCTCCGACGGCCAACGCCACCACGCATACGGCGGCGATCCCGGAGCCCAGCGCCCGCCTCACCCTCCCGACCCTCTCCGCGCC